GTGCTATTGGTGTTAAGACCGAGATTGCAGTCCAATCAATAGATCTTAGTGATTGTTATTTTCTTAGTTCTAAGTTTAGTATTATTAATGGTAGTTGTGTGCCTGTTCCAGTTTTGGGACGATTACTCGCTAGTATGGCAATGCATACACGAGAAACAACTTCTTTAAAGTGGTCATTATTAAGAGCTTTAGCTCTTAGGATTGAGGGCTTTTGGAATAGAAGATGTTTTCTCATTCTTGACGAATATGTCAATTTTTTGTTGGACAAAAAATGTCAAGAATTGCGTGTCGTACCAAAAAATAGATTGGGGGTGAATTTATTCACCTTTGATGAAATTATGCGAGTTTACAAGACTGAAGCAGAAATTATACAACTTTATTTGGGGCATGAAGATGCTGGCGATCGATCGTCAAAATTACCCAGCATAAAATTAAATGAATTCATTAAAAGAGAGATTCCTGGATGTTGTGGTGCCTTCCCGTTGGGAGCAACACATCACTCCGGATATTGAAAATAAATGGAAGGCTAAGCCCTATTCTTACTTGCCTGACTATGTTAAGTACCCGGGGGTTGTGACTGAAGCTCTTATTAAGAATCAGCATTTACCCAAAAAGGTATCGGAAAGTGATCAAGCAAGGAAGTATCGGGAGATGAAAGCCAATAAACCGTCAGCGATAACAGTTAACGACGGAATAAAATTAATCATGCCACCTAAAAAGAATACTAAAAAGACTAAGAAGAAGAAGAAAAGTTTTAAGAAAAGAGTTAAAGTTGCTACGCCAGTTATTTTCTCTACTGTTCCTACTGGGCAGCGCCTTAGTAAGGCGAAGCCTATTATTTCTAAAGTTTACGGTAGTAAACGTGACTCAGCAAAGTTTAGTTTTGGACAAGGTTCTAAACCTGGTTGTCTGATTATGAATGGGGTACAACGTGTGGGTGTTATAGTTCGAACGACCCTTTTGAATGGTTATGCTACGGCGAGCACAAACATTATTGGGGCAGGTATTGATTATGATGCTGTTGGGACTTATTTGAGTGATACCATTGTGCCTTTGAACCCTAATATGGTTAATTATTGGGGTTATCCGTTACAACGGTTCGCTTCTATTTTCTCGAAGTTTAGATTTTTAAAATTGAAATTTCATTTCAAAACACGTGTACCAACATCAAGTGTTGGAGGTCTAACATTAGCTTATACAGAAGATCCCAATTGGGGTGAGTCTAGAGGAGCTGGGTCAGCTGGTCCAATAACTAATATTGCGTGGAAAAACTCTGATTTGGTTATGTTGCCGCATGAATTGAGTTTTCCTTTGTGGAATAATGTTACTTTTGAAGTTCCAATTTCTAAACCACGTTCGGATATGTTTTATTATTCTAATAGTGAATATGGTGTTGATTTGGAAACTTCGCATCCTTTCTATTTTGGTGCTAGTGAATTAACAGCACAGGATCGACAAAATTTGCAAGGTATTGTTTACCTTAATGGTTTTGTTACAGCCTTGGCTGCTGGAACGCAAGTGGGAGATCTTTTTGCAGAATATTCATTAGAATTTTGCGATATGATGCCCCCAGCTATTGCTGCAATTCCTAGCGCTACACTATTATTTGATAGAAAATTGGTAGCAGCATTAGAGAGGTTAAAAGTTAAGGAACAAGATAAGGAAGAGAAACAATTAACTCTATAGTTATTTAGTTTTGTTTTTTTGAAAATAATTACTTAAAACAAAAAAAAAAAAAAAAAAAAAAAAAAAAAAAAAAAAAAAAAAAAAAAAAAA